AATAATGTAATAGCAGGTACTTTAAACATTCTTACGGGAAAGATTATATTAATGTAACAAGCTAATGCCGTTGCTGCTGCCTTACCGATTATTCCAGTAACTCCATTACCTGCCGTTGCTACTGCTATTGATGCAGCAGGGACAGTTGCTAAAGGGAATGATTTACAAAAACGTCTTTGACATCTTAGTAAGTTTTCAGAAAAAGAAGGCTCGATATAATCAACAACCTCAGTACCTATTGTTATTTGTGCCTCTGCAATACTCACGTTATCCGTTGTACCTCCTGTTGCATCTGAAAAGAAAACCACTACTAAGTTCTTTGCATTTGTTGGTACTGTAAAAACTGCACTAGAACGTGTCCATGTATTCTCAACCGTTGCACAAACAAGATAAGCACCTGTTATTGTTCCGTTCTCTCCCGTTGGGCTTGGGTCTGGTGTTATAGCTGCTAAGTTTGTATTCCATGTTGGGTCTACTGCTGTTGTAACACTCCATGCACCACTTAAAAAAGCAGGGGACGTATCAATAGTTCCTGCACTTGTTAATTGCAAAAGTCCTAGTTTAAAGTTTTTAGAAGTTCCTACTTTCATATTATGCTTAATAGAAACCCTTACTTTCTTACCTAGTAAATGACGCATATCTTCGTTTAATATCCATTGACTAGCCATAACCTTTTTACCTGCTGTCGCTGCGATAATAGAACCATAGTAACGAGAGTCTAGTCCCGTGTCAGGAGCAGAACCCGTGTCTACTTGTTGCCAATTTAAGTTAGTCGCTACCGAAGTAGTAACACTCCAAGCATCCGCTACAACACCTGCTCTCGTAGTTGTTGACACACTTGCAATAGCTGTCGATGCTACTGCTACCTTTTGCTGAACACTAAACCCTCCATTAACAAGTATATTACGTTCATCTAACCCGTTATGATTAAGAACAGATATAACTCCATTGTCATCTATCGTACAAGCTCTGCGGTTTGTATCAATATAAAATTCTGTTTTGTTAGCTGCTGGTGTTGAGGGTGCTGCGCCCTTTGTCATTTTTAATCCCATTTTTTATCCTATTTCTAAAGTTGAACCTTCGCCTATTTCTAAATATTTTGTGTCTGCTATCTCGTAATAACCTGAAACATGCGCTGTGTATAATGCAGGTATAGTTATATCACCTGTTGGTGTAATATAAAATTTAGACGTATCTAAAGCCGTCTGTAAATCTGTTTGTGCCGATAGTGTACCTGTAACACTACCCCACGATGCACCGCCTCCTGTATTTGGATTATAACTCATATTATATGCCAGTTAGTACCATCGTATTGAATAGTCATATTTTGGTATTGTGTGTTAAAACTAAATGTAGCAGCACCATCTATCGTCCCACTAGGAGGTGTTATCACTACACTCCCCACTCCACTATCTATCTTCTTTATATTAAATACCTTTGTTAAATATTGCGTTATTGGAAAGCCCAACAACTCATATTGCACCCATTGTGTAGCAAATTGTGCAGCACCTAATGTTAAATTGATTGTCGTATTACTTGCCCCCGTTGTTACTAAGATAGTCCCATCAAAAACTTTCATATTATAACTCGCTCCACTCACACTCCTTATAGGAGCGTATGGTTGGAATAAAGTAGGCATAGCAATATTATTGATAAATAAAATATCACCACTACCTACCTCTATATCACTAGAGTTAATCAATGTTACATTCTTTAAACCACCATCTATTATATCTCCACTTGAATTGATTATACTTATATTGTGACTACCACTACCTATAATATTACCACTAGACCCTAATAAAGCAACATTATAAGAATCACCTATCACATTCCCATCCCCTTGAATTATAGCCCCTCGTAAATTATCATTTAATATATTATCTTCACCCGTTTGCATTGACCTTGCTGCACCCGATTGATAAACATTATCTTTTACATCATAAGCACCACCACCAACAAAAGGTGATACCTCTAAACCAATAGCAGCACCTACACCCCCAAGTAAAGGCTGAACAACAGCATCAAAAGAACCATGCTCTTTTATCTTTATAAACTCACACTTTGTTACTTCATTCTTTAAAGGGTCATAATCATATATCTTGTTTAATCTAAAATAAGCATTATCAAACCAAAACTGATTCCTAAAGTCTAATGTTCTTATATCACTAGGACGTAAATAAAAATAAGCTGTTACTATCTTACTATCTCTATCGCTTATCTCATCAATAAACCTTTTATGATAAGCATTGAATAAATTATTATTAGTATAGTAAGATGTGTTATAGTATATTTCTTGTGGAACTCCAAAGCATAAATCTAAAGTAGGTGATACTGGATTATCTACGTGTCCTGCATATAAATACTGAGTAGTTAAATGTAGTCCACTTACCCTGCCAATATGCTCAAAGGCTACATTTGAAGTCTTAACACCACCACGATAAAGCAAACGAATATTAAATGCTTTACTCTTTACAGTATTAGAAGCATCTACATCCCATATCCTAGATATAACTCTATCACTTGCATTATCACCAACTAAAGGAGTAGGACTAAAGATTATCTTTGTTTCACTTGTAGCCGACATAAACTCATTCTCTGTTACATATCTGTAACGTCCATAAGTTTCTTGATAAGTGTCTTTATACTTCTTATTAAAGAAATCCGTATCATCTGTATAGTTATAAAGAAATTCCTTAAAATCTAAATCACCCATAGGACGATACTCAATAGGCTTTGAATTATCTAACTTGGAATCCCAATCTAAATTAGTCCCATCAGCATAAAAGGTATCTCTAGTTTCAATAAGTAAATTCCTGTCGTTATCCTTATCTACATCTATGTATAAATTAAAAGCCTTTACAACCGACTTAAAAAAGTCCTTTTGTTTGGTCTTGTTTGGAATAACCTGATTAACAGAAATAGTATCGCCTTCAATCAACCCTGAATTAACAACCGTATTCTTAAATGTACCACCGTTAAAAGTTATTGTACCTAATGAAGAAAAAGTATTAACGACTGTTGATGAAGATATTTCAACCTTTATTTTATCACCTGCATTTAGAAATATATTAGAACCACCTACATAAAATGTATTAGCCCCTGCCGATAATAATTGAGCCGTTTGAAATATACTTGCATAAGCAATCCCACCAAATGGGAAATGTTTTATAGTTAGAAAAGAGTTCATAGGAGTAGTCCCTGAACTAAATGTTAGTGTAGCTGTTCCGTTTGCACCTAAATTATAATAACCTGAAGTTAAAACAGTCCACTCTCCAGTAGCATTATTATACTGACCACTTACATCGCTTATCTCGTTATTATAAACGATGTCCATTGTGGTAAACGAAGTATGGTAAATAGTACCTATCCCTGAGTACGCACTTGAAATAGTCCCCGAACTTTGAACTGTTTGTGTAGCCTCAAATAGTCTAGTACTTATCTGAGCATCGGTTAAAACAACCTTACCCGAATTAGTAGGGACAATTAAATTCTCAAAGAACGCACTATCTAAAAAGGTGGATTCATAAGTAAATCCCGAAGCCTCAAATATCTTTTTAATATAACTCTTTAAGAAGATGCTAGGGAATAAATGCTCTACGTTAAACTTAGATGTATCACCATCGAATCCATAATCAATCAATGGGTAACAATACCCATCGCCCCAATCGTTTGTATAACTTGCTACTTGTGTAGCGTAATCGTATGGGTGGTCATAAGCACTAAAGTCTAAATCAGTTAGTTCGCTATTCCCTAAAGCATTAAAGATATTACCTACGTCACCTAATATAGAAATCTCATATTCTATTTTGCTGTCATCATTGATTATGATATTGAGCATTTGGATATAACCGCTTATCTGTTCTTCGTCATCTATAATTAATTGACAAAGTACTTTAGCGTTAGGGTTAAATGTACCATCTGTTATATTTACATTGAATATATTACCAAATAACAAAGCGTTATTCTTTGTGTTTGGGATCTTAATAGTCTTTGAGTAACTACTATTTCTTTTATCAGGTTCTCGAATATCAGCAATAGAAAAGTTTAACGGTGTTGAAACATCGTCATACATTTCTATATCACCCGAACTTGGTATAAGTATTCTAGTTCTACCCATTATAACCTTTGTCTATATCTATCGTAACTTAATGTGTATTCTAAAGTCAAATTAAATATCTTATCGTTTACTTGCTTTTTCTTTTCGTATGTTGAATTAGTTATATTGATAGGTATTAAATATGTCCCATCATCCAAATAAACATCAGGACTAGTAAGTAACTCCTCTAACCATGCGTAAACACTTTCAGAAACCCAATCACTTTGTATTGAAATCTTATCTTTTATTCTAGTGTGAAATTGAGAATACCCCCTATCATTCTTTGAGTATCTAAAAGTAGATGTCCCAACTGTTCCTAAATTCTTTTTATATATACTTCTTTCTATATCTGCATTCTCTTTAGATGCTAATGTAAAGTCAAAAAAATCATAACCTCCTAGTTTATTAAAGAAAACAAGTCTTCTTTTTTCAAATGGTTGGCAGTTGTTTACTATCGTATAATAATACCTATCGCTTATCGCATTATTTGAAATATCAAACAACTGAATAGAATAAGAATCCTCACTACCTAATATAACGGGTTGTGAACCTAATGTGAATTGAGAGTTTGGAATTGTATTAAGGTTTGCACATCCTGAAGGAATCCTTAAAAACTTCGTAGTCAAAAACTTATTATCTACCTTGAAAGTATTTAAGGTCATTCCCGTACTATCTCTAGTTACGATATAAGCATATTGACATTCAAGGTTTAAATCAATCCAATATAACCATGCCCTGTCATCTATTAAAATATCACCGCTTGATGGTTTGTTAGTTAGAAATTGAGCAGGGGTACTAGTAGAACAAATATAATCTCCACTTGAATAGTCTATAAAATCCTCATAATCAAATATGCCGTTCCAAAGTGTCTTCGTTCCTGTTACATGTAAGTCGGGATAAATATTAGTTCCAGTAGTTCCGTATGCCTCACCAAACTTCATTACGTACTCTAAGTTACTATTTGTATTGGGTAGTATTCTATTATCTGAAGTATCTATATCTTTTGAAACTCTACTCTCTAAAATTGGAGCTATATTTACATACCCTTTAGATGTTGTAGGGTGAGGGGGAATTAATTGCCTATCAACTTTAACCCCTGCTACATAGTAATCAACAACAAACTTAAAGTTTGGTTGTGCTACATTTGTAGATTGAAGTACATACACTGCATCGTTATAAGCAGGTAGTAATGATGCAACACCTTGATTAACTGTTATACTCATTCCTTAAATTTTAAATCTAATACTATTTCCCTTGCTAATGCCTTTGATAAATCTCTAGTAAGGTTATCTATTACTCCACCCTCAAATGCTTCTTCTATAAAGTTGGTTGCTTTAATCCCCCTCTTTGCTATCTTCCTACCTATTAAATATGCTAATGTTTTTAATGCTTTGTCTTTAGGAAGTGGTTTCTTTCTTTTAACTAACTGCCCTTGTTTATTCTTTACCATTGTTTGAAGTGACTTGTAATTAACCCCTCTATTGGCGATGTGTTTTAACATAGCATCCATTGGTGGCATCTTCTTACCTTTTGCCCTTCCATACTCAACGTACTTCCAATAGTCCTCCATAACTACAACGAACTCCATATTCGTAGCAAACACCTTTATCTTTACATCTACACTCTGAATTAACTTTGCACTAGCCTGTCTATCATTCGCTACCAAAGACTCTGTTAAAGCATCAATAACCTTTTGCTTGTAGCTTTCTAATATTTGACGTGGGCTATCTGCCATTCTGTTGTTTCAACTGTTCGTTAATATAACCTTGCTTATCTTTATAGTAAGCCAATGTGTTTAAGAACTCAATTACATTCATCTCTAAGAAGTATTCCCACTTAGTCCTATCGTTATTACTTAGGCTATCTAAAGTATAATACCATCCCCAATGCTTGACAAAGCCTGGTCTACCGCTTCCTTCGTCTTCTTCCTCATCTTCACCATCTCTAATTCCAAAAAGTCGTTTGTACCTTTGATTAATCTTTGATAATTCGACAAAAAAAAACCCGTTAAACTAAACACATAAGGCATCTTCATATTAGTAATCATATACTCCGATCTCTCGCTTATAGTAGACTTCTTTTTAAACCCTAACCAATTAACCTCTACACATAAATTAGCTAGGATAGTATGAAGATTATCGTTAATCTTATCCTTATCTTTTACTAATTCGGTAAAGTCTATGTACTGCCCTGCTGAGATAGTTCGCATATTAAGATTGAACTTAAAGCGTTTCTTACCTACTCGGATAGTTGAATGTAATTTAATCTTAGGGCAGGGATTCTTTATAAACTCTAATCCCTTTAGTTCGGTCTTAAGTTTATTCATCGGCATCTCATCCGTATAAAAGTGGATAGGCTTACCAGTTAAACAAGATAATAACCCTATGCTTCTTTCGAGGTCATCGGGGTAATCTTCGTCTATTTCTTTACAAAGGTTTTGGTAGTCTTTGATAGTTATATCTTTCCATTCCATACTTATATATGTAAGAAATGGGTGTTTTGTGCAACTATCTTATGTGGTAAATTCCGCTTTGACTTAAAGACTTTAAACTTTGATAGGCAATCGCTGTACTCATAACACCGTCATCATGAAACCCATTAGGTGCTGAGTATCTTACTGACTTTGTTTTAGGGTTATACTCGTATGTGAATAGTTCTAACTCTTTTAATAACCAACTCTCATCTAAAAACTTTACCTCTTTAGATTGATTAGCTACTACCAACTGCTCTATTATATCCTGCTTACTTTTTGAGGTTGTTAAGAATGGTTCTATTAAGTTAGGGTTGTTTACCTTATTCCTTACCTGCTCAAAGATTGGGTCTCCTATTCCGTTTACCTCAATCAAAGTATGGCAATCAAACTCGTTAATACGATTAACCACCTTATCAACTATATTAGCCCATGTATCTTTGTTCCACCTCTCTATAAAATGCATCTCTCTATTCTCGTTAAAGATAGTAAGTACTGTATAATCGTCTGCCCTACCAATATCTAATCCTGCATACATTCGTCCCGTTTTATCTGACTTAGTTATTAGTGTTAAGTCTTTAAACATCCCTGCACCACCATCAATAAACTCAGCTAAGTATTCCTGTCTAAATACGTGGTCAGGTAGCGTTAATCTTGCATCATCTATCTCTCGTGGGTTAATTATAGGGTTGTCATACGAAGTCATCTTAAAAGACTTGTATTGCGGATTCTCAGATTCTAAGTTGAATATTTGATGGAAGTGGTTTTTACCTTTAGGAGTAGAGATAAGGAGTACCTTTTTACCCTTTACTAATACCGTTGCTCTTAATACCTCAGTCCATGCTTCGACATCCATAAAAGCGAACTCATCACATACTAAGTAATCAAATGTAAACCCTCGAATATTATCGTACCTCTCAGCACTAAAGAACTCAATAGTACTGCCATTATGTCCAGTAAAGGTTAATTCAGTCCCATTGTGACCTTTGAATACGTGTTGGTTATTGCCAAACGCACTCTCTATATCCTTATAAACCTTCTTTGATTGTTTGTAGATAGGAGAAACCCAACCTATTCGACAATTAGGGACGTTAAAAAACCAATCTAATACCTGATTCAATGCAAGTAAAGATTTACCAAACTGTCTACCAATAGCTAACACATAGTACTTATGGTTATCATTCTTTATCGAGTGGTGTATCTTCGCTTGGTTGCTGTGGGGTTGGTATAGTCGTACCGAAACTTGCTTGGACATTAGTATTAGTTTGGTTTATTTCTTGTTCTGTTTTATCTTTCCAATTAGCCCCGTTAATATTTTTAAGAGCAAATATAGAACCGCCAAACTTAAATGTTCTAAGGTCTAACTCATAACTCATTTCGACAGCTTGCCTAGCCCTTTTTACTATGCCCGAAAACTCTTGCTTCTTTTCATAATAAAGTAAAGCATCTCTATCGTTAAAGCCTAAAAATTGATGCAACCCACTTATACTACACTCTACTTTATCTGTAATGCAAAAGTCGAAATAAGCTATTACCTTTTTCTCTAAATCTCCAGGAGTATCAAACTTAGCAGGTTGCCCTCCATTATTACCTAAAGCGTATAGATTATATTTTGGTGCTGCCATTATGCTATTTCCTCTCTTGTTTTTGGTATACAAGCATTGAAGTACTCGTTAAAGTTTACATCATCTAATAAGTCTTCAATAGTCATTAGGTTTAATAAACCGCAATTATCATTAGGTATGAATGTTACCTCTAAGAATATATCTTTTTTTAGGTTCTCGTATTCATACACAAACATTTCATCGTGGTAACACGAGAATTTTAAACAGGCATTACCAATAATAGGCAACAGCTTTAATAAGGCATCTTCTTTAGTCATTATTTAGGTGTGTTAAAAATATCGTATAATTGTTTTGTAGTTTGCTTACCTAATTCTTCTTCACTATCACTTTTCCAATAGCAAGTTCTAATATGGAGCAGATGGATTTTTTGAATATCACAAAGCCTCCAATGGTTTTCTGCTAACCATTCAGCAAATTTAATCTCATTCATAGTTTTTATGTTAATTTTTGTTTTATTGCTGCTAATCCTCGTCTTATCCAGTTCTTTTCACAAGGTTCACATAAGTACTCTTTACAAAGTTCACAATATGTTACTTGTTTTGGTGTTGTGTCGTTATCTAATAACTCACAAACTTTACAAGGTAGATTCATAGTTCTTTATGTCGTTCATTCGTTCTAAAAAGAATCGGCTCTTACATGAAGGGCATCCTTTATCTTGTTGGTTCATTCCGTAATAATCAAATAGGGCATCGCAACCTCCTGCGTAATGTCCTGAGATACAAAATAATTCTATTACCTCTCTATATTGATTACAGAAGTCGTATTGTTCTTTTGTCATTTAATAAAGTATTTAGCCGTACTACCTTGAATATCTTGGTACTTAGGTTTATAGTTAATCTTTTTAAAGTATTCATCACAAGCTAACTTGCATCCTGTCAATCCGTAATCATCCACAATAACAACACCACCTTTTACTACTGACTTAAACAAGTGCTTTAAACATACCATAGTGCTTTCGTATAAGTCCCCATCTAATCTTAGTATCGCTATCTTGTTTGGTTTATAGTTTGGTAATGTATCTTGAAACCACCCTTTAATAAATGTTATGTTATCAAAGTTACCTACGCATCTTACTAGGTTTATTTGACAATTCTCTAAAGAGTGAACGGTTATACCTGTGCTTTCTAATCTACCATCCATATCTGGAATCCATCCTATCCCTGCCTGTTCTGTATCTTTACCCTCTAATCCATAAGGTATTCCTTCAAACGAATCAAACGCTACAATGTTACGTATGTGTCCACGATTACCCATAGCTTTCTTAAAGAGAGCCAACTGACCACCACCTGCTACACCACACTCTACCAAGTCCCCTCCGATGTTATTGTCTATGACATAGTAAGTCATGTCTAAAGTGTTTTGACATGTTGTTGTTTCTGCATAGCAGTACTGGAATATTTGTCCCTCTGTCATATTGATAAGTGATGTATGTATGAATGATTGCCGTATTCGTATGGTTCAAAACAATGTGATGCTGTTGTGATATATCCATAGTCGTACATCTTTAATCCAAAGCGTTTGAATAGTACACTCATTACTGCTTGGTCGTGTCTATGTGCTACAAATCCATCTCGTTCACTATTACCTTCATTAAACGATCCGATGTCTGCCTGTCTTTTAAGTGCTAACAATATCTTGTGAGCCAATGGGTTACTAAAGTCTAATCCAAAAGCACCACCCCAAACTTGTGGAGTTTCCATTAAGTCTACATTGTTTAACAAAAGGTTGCTTTGTGCTTGGTCGCTAATGTATTTGTATAGTGGATGTCCTAAGTTATGAAAGCAGAATCCTGCCGAATCATTAAAAAGTTCATCTAAGTTCTTTACAACTTGAAGTGAACTATCTAACCATACTATACGCTCGTAACCATCCTGAATAGCTCTGTCTATTAAATCTAGCTTAAACTTATAAGGCACTTCTGAATGTGGTGTTACGTTACACGTTTGTATTCCATTTGCAATACGCTCAACCTCATCCATATCATTCGAGTATGCTCTTATCTCTAAACCCTTACAGCTTTGAATAAGACGTTTTAATCCCTTATGATAATCATCCCTACCTTTTGATGCGTAACTAATTAATAGTGTTTTCATTTAATATCTTATCTGCTTCACTATCTACTTTATAGTGATTGTAGTTATGTAGTATTCTATTTGTCTTTGCTTCGGTTGTGATTGACTTTAATACTCTATTCATCCACTCCCAATCTTCGTTATGGTTTAAGCTACTAAATTCAACTTCTACTGCTATCGTTCTTTTTATAGGGCAAATGTGCCATGCATTACGCTTTACCTCTTTCTCAGGTGTTGCTCCTTCGTTTGGGTTATTCAATCCC